ATTTCGTTCTATACAAAGAGGTGGTGATCCCCACTTACGTGCAATTTCAAGAACCTTAACAGCAAAATGTTTAGGTTCTATTTGATTTGTCCAGTAAGATGCTACCTGTCTGATGTTTTTTATATCGGTAATATCTAAAACATCTGCGGTTGATGCGTTTTTACCTATACCTTCAGCCACATCAACACCTATTGAATATATATGACCACTAACTGGAGGTTCCCAGATATCAAGATGATCTTTTGGTGATTCAATTACTTGTACCGGATCTTTAACACTATCTTTTAGTAGTTTAAATAATTCTTCACTAAATGCAGATTCACCCGAATCATCATCAAAATAGTTTTCATATTCTTGTCTAAACGATTTTAATGATCCCATGGTTCTCATGGTCAATTCCTTCCATTTTTCATCTCTGCCTGGTACTTCATCCCAATTCACTTTTTCTGGATGCCAACCATTTAACCCCTTAACTGCATCATCGTATAAACGATAGAATTTATTATTTTTACCATTCGGTGTACTAATAGCAAACATCTTTGCTTTCTTAGATGATGAAATAGTAGGATATACAGATTCAAAGAATGCATCTAGGTCATCAATGTGAGCCATTTCATCAACGCATAAACAATTTGAAATTAAAATTTCCTGATTTCCTGCATAAAAACGATGACCACCACTAACTGATAATAAATCATATGTTTTCTGATGTGTGGTAGGCTTAATACTGACTACTCGTACAGTACCGCCTCTTGATATTATCTGTTTGTTTAATAATGTTATAGCAGATTCTTTATTATTATTACTCGTAAAAATTTTATGATCATCAGTACATATAAAACTACTACCGTTATCAAATATTAATTCAATAACATTCTCAGACTCATTCTCAGATATACCCATGAAATCTTGGTAACCATCTGGGGTTAATACTTCCCAATCCGTAATATTTTTAATTATCTGAGACATATAAATGTGTTACATCTTTACCGTTTGTATTATATATTAGGAACTTATACTTATATCCTAATTTAACACATGCATCTTTTTTTAATATATTAATTTCTTTGTTATTATTGAATGTATATTCTGATTTTACTTCAACTATCATATTTTGAGATTTAATATAAAAATCCGGATAATATGGATGAGTATTACCATCTATAGTGTATAATATTTTATTAGTAAATTCTTCAATATTTTTAGGTCCTATAACTATATCATTTTCATTATAAATACTTAATAAATAATCTAATCCCCAATTTTCATAACCACGAACATTAACTATTTTACCGCTAGGTAAAATATATTCTTTTGAATAAGATCGTGAAACATGGGATTTATCACTACATTCTCTCGAGCAATGTTTAAAATAACCTAATTTATGACAATGAAATCTAAGATCATTGCCGCACACCTCACACTTAGGTATATCTTTAATATTGTTAACAAGATGATATATTAACTGATCACCTTTAGGTATAGAAACACCTAGTATTTTTTCAATATATTGATGTATTGATATATTTTGATCTACTATTTTAGTAATAGTTTTATCTGTTAAATAATTACCATTAGTAATATTATCAGTTATAAATCTTATACATTCATTATCTGTAAAATTGTTATATGTGTAATATATATCAGCAGATGAATATGGATAATATTTGTATGGTGGGTAATGTTGAGATCCATACGAGTATGGAACTAATGGTTTACCTGTATGTATACATTTACATTGATCGTGTATATTATTATTAATATACCACACACGCTCTGCTAATGTTGCAGTATTTGATAAAAACTCTGTATTATTAATAATGAAATTATACAGATTTATATTTTCATTAATTATCCTAAAGAATGGTAATTTATAATCATATGAATCTATAGTTTTAATAAAATTACGACACATTTCTTCAAATGTATCACCTTTAGGGTATGGTGTATTATATGATAAATTGTAACTATAACCTATATCAAGTGAATGAAATTTCAACGGTTTACCACTGAAAATACTATATTTAACCGTAAAATCATTATGAATGATATGCCAGATTCTTTGACTTATAGTTAAATGACCTCCACGCGTATGTTTCGGTTTATATATTTCATCTAAAAACGCCGTTTTTGTATATACAAATGTCCTGCATGGTTCGTTTTGCGCTATAGTAGTTGCAGATTTAAATCCAGACGTATTAAACGCATCAGTTAATCGTTTAATGTAATATTCATCATCTGTAATATTTGCAAGAGGCATGTGTTTTACTTATATTGTGACTGCATTAAGTCACTTATAGGTATTCGTTTAATTTCACCTGTTTTTTTATTTCTTACAGTAATTAATTCAGACTTACCTATACATGATATAGACTTACCGCGACCGCTGTCCGTACTGGTTGTACTAGCTTCTATGATTGAACCATTTTCTAGTTCTATTGATGTTTTACCGTAGCCTTTTACGCCGGGTTTTAAATAGTTGGGTAATAGTTCAAATGCAAATCTAATACGTGCATGTAATTCTTTAGCGGTCTCTTCTTTATTAGCTAATATTAATATTCTTTGATCAGGGAAGAAGCACGCCATCCATAAAATGAAAATAGTAAGACAAGTACTTTTACCGATCTGTCTGCTTGCAGTACACACCACAAATCGATGATCCCTCATCGCTCTTAATAATCGTTTTTGGAATTTGTGTAATATAATTTTTTGTCTACCTTCATCTATATTAATAATATAAAAGTGATTTTCTGCAAAATGTAATAGATTCTTTTTACATAATTCTAACTCCGCTAACATTTCTGGAGTCCACTCAAATGGTGTATTTGGTGTGGGTAAATTCTGATTACCCAAATAATATTTAACTGTATTTTTTTTAGCCATTTATGGAATCTCCTATTATCCGATTAGCATTATATTCTGCAGCTGTGTTATAACCTAAATCAACAGCTCTGGTATTTTGAATTTTACTGCCCGCAGCTACCTTTAATGATTTCTTAGAATCTGGTACTAAATGTTGAATTTTTAATAACTCAGTATCTACATTAGTATTATGAGTCATAGTATCTAATGTAGTATCTTTATTGTCTAATGTAACAACAATAGGGTCTGTATTAGTATGAATGTGAGATAAAAAACTCTTAATTAAATCTACATACGGTTTTATCCTACTTGAATCATTCCAAAACGCTATAACGCTATTATTATCTGTTGTGATGTTTAACCTACCCGTAATATCAAAAAATAATCTTGGATTGCCATTTTCACCCCAATCATTAATATCTCTTCTGCTCGCATTGTATTTAAACTGATCCCTATATGTTTCAGCTTGCGATACTAATAATTTGAATTGATTTCTTGTAGGTTTAGGAAATGCTTGAAGTCTAAAATCTGGAGTATTTGTTAATACTTTCTGTAATATATTAATATGAGTATCACCTACACCAATCATATAATATACTATACCATCCTTGATAGCAAATACAGCATGAGTACCTGGTAGTTTTGAATATATATCATCTGGCGATTTTACACTATATTTTCGGTCGTCAATTTTTATGACAGCTTCTTTAACTAATCTATACCCATTATCAGTTTTAATTATTTTTATACCTGTAGTACCTAGATAACCAGTATCATGTGTTAATCCATACTTACTCTTTAGCTTCTCACCGGTATTGAAATTAACAAAACCCGTACCTGTTTTAGCTTTACGTAGACGTTCTAATTCAACTATTTGATCGGGGTGAGCTTTATGTATATCGGCTATTATATTTTGATGTTTTCTATCTAGATTCAAACCAACACCATCCCTACGATGACGCATACCGCGTTTTTTAGTATGTACATCTTTAAATAAATCAAACTCACTTTCGATTATATACCGAAGCTCCATATTGTATATTTACAAACAAAAAAGCGGTTGTAAATATACAACCGCTTTAATTATAAGTTAATCTTTATTGATTAAGAGCTAAACGCGCAAGCATTTCCACCCTTGACGGCGGAACTTGTACCGTTCACTTTAACATTTTTATTACCTGCTAACTTTTCTACTGAACCAATCTTTGATGGTGTACCATCACCGGTAGTAATATTTGTATTAACCTTCTTTTTTGATGGTGTAACATTACCTACAGTGTTTTTCCTACCTTGTAATGATTTACCCGCAGAATATGCTAAACATTTAGCTGCTACAGCTTCTTCAACTGTATCACCTACATCAGCATCAATATCTTCAACTGTATCATCTACACCCTCTTCATCATCGGTAATACCGTATATTGTCTTAAGTTTAGATGTTAATTTACATATCTGTCTTACAATATCTTTAGGTGATTCATCAGTGGGTGGTGTGTCTACACCTTCATCTTCACCCATTTCACTTACCTCACCACCGGATATTACGGTATTATCAAGCGCCGGCGCTTCTGGGGTTTCTAATGTGTCTGCATCTTCAACAATTTGTTGAAAAACTCTATCGAATGTTGATGTACTCATTTTTTTATGTTTTGATTCTGTAATTGATTTACTTTGTGAAATTGCTTTTTCTCCGTCTTCAGGTTTACCGTCTTCGGTTTTACCTTCTTTAGGTGTAGTTAAACCTTTCTTAGCTTTTTCATCACCACCCTTAGTTAATTTGGGTGTACCTATATCACCTACCTTACCTACTGTTTGTTTATATACACTTTCTGTAATAACATTAGATTTACCATCTAATATTTGCTTTTGATATATTGAACCTAGTTCAGTGAAACTTTTTACTGTTGACATAATATTAATAAGGATCCGATATATGTATTTAGGCTAAACTAAGTATAAATAAATGGACCTTGTTGCAAATTCTGCATTTAATGATTTATCTGGTTTTCAGTTATGTTATACTGATGGGCCTATAAGATTTACTGATAAGAGTATAAACACTAATGAGAGGTATGTGTTTAATGTTTGGTGGTCTGAAATTCTTAATGCCTACGGACAAAATGTAGAATATTTCGAGAATCTATATAGTCTATCTGCTCATGATGCTTTCTATGGTGAAGATTCTATGGCCGGATATGCAGATCCTAAAAATATAGTAATGGGTGTCGCTATTAGTAATGATAGTATATTACTTTCTAGGTTCGGTATACAATCTACAAGCGATTTTACCGCACTAATACATATAAGCGGATATCAAGCAGTTTTCGGTGTAGGTAAAGAACCTAAGAGTGATGATGTAGTAAGATTAACCGAATTTGGTAATGATAGACCCGGCGGACGTGCAGGTGCTATGTATCAAATTACTAGTAGAGATGATGAGGAATTATCACAAATTAATCAATTAGCTGGTCACTACGTTTGGCTAGTAAGAGGTAAAAGATTTGATTTCACTAATGAACCAAACATACCTAGAGAAACGGTTATGGATCAGGTGTATGATAATAGTTTTGCTGGTATGGTTGAGGGTAATACATTATCATCAGTATCTGCTACCGAAGTTAAAAAATACGAATATACGGTGGATATAGACACAAAAAATACCGTATTTGACTACGGTAATAATGGTGTAGATACTAGCCCCTACGGAACTTATTAATTTATATTACGAATGTTGTAATACCAAACCACTTAACAATTCGTTATACAGTTGATTAAATTCAGATAATATACTAACTCTATTAGGTACATCACTTTCAATAATACTGAAGTGATTATCTATTATATATGATATTAATCCGTGTTTGTTTTTATTGAGCTGTAATTCATTGATTACATGATCCGTTATTACATGTAATGCGTCATTACGTGATTTAGCATTAAATTGTAACCCTTCGTTATGTCTAAGGTAAGAGATTATCCTCATAGTTGGTGAACCTATGAGATTTTTTCTACTCTTATTTTTATCTATTACCTTATAATACATATTACGAAGACATAAGACTTAATTTCGTCATTAATGTATATGGATTATTAGTACTCTGTATAACTCTTAATATCTTTGTTTTATCTGTATCTGGTATATTAAGATTATTTATAAATGATGTAGCATATTCTTTAATTCTATCCATTTGAGATGGTTGGAGAGATTCTGAAATATTATTTTCAGGCTCATCATCCCTAAACGGCGTAATATTAAAGGTATGTTCAAGATTAGTGATTAATTCATCTATTGCTTTACTAAATGTTGTCTGCATATTGTTATTTATCGTTAAATCGGGATTAATCAAATAGGTTTAATTACTTGAAATTATTAGGGTCTATTATTAAAGTTTCACCTATAGATTTGAATTTTTTAGCTATATCATTATCCAATTGCGGATTTAAAATTATGAATAACTTTTTACTTATCTTTGTTAATGAGCTTAAATCATTTTCATTAACACCACCATCAGTTAAGAATACGGTAAGTTCAGCATTTAAATCTTTAATATATTCATTACAACTACTTATCTCTGTACCACCACTCTGTAGTTTACGTTTATTATATGCATCCCATAGCATATTTGAATTCTTAATTGGACCTATAGTATCATATACATT